CTGGCTTCGAGATCGATGGCGAAGTCAAAGCGTTCTGCCGAGAGTTTAGCGAAAAGTTTGCGGACTTCCTCACGGAGGACCACAAACTCACTCCCCTCTCCAAGGAGGACGCCATTGAACGGCTGGCGTCCAACCCCATCCGTACCCGAAGGATCGAGCAGGCATGCGCACTTCCGGACCCACAGGAACCCGAGACGGTCAAGATCTTCATGAAGAAGGAGACCATTGACGGCGCCGCCGAGTCTAACAAGGCTGGGCGGGCGATATTCCCCGTGGGCCAGAACGCCCTCATAGAGGGCAGCATGTTTACTTACCCTCTGCTGGACGCGTTTAAGAAACGCTTGCCAAACTACCTCTCCGGTAAATCCTACGAGGATTGTGAAGAGATTGTTGGCAAGTTTATCGATGACATGACGGCAGACGATTTATTCGAGACGGACTTCAGCGGATTTGACGCTTCCACAAACCGGACCCTCATCGCCGAGTGGGAGCACTTTGTCGACCGTTGTTTTGGGGACACGTTCAAGGACATGACTAGCGTGATGTACCGCACCTCACAGGATCTACACGGTCGCATGATGTGTGGCACGACACGCTTGGGCATTGATTTGGACGATATGGTGCTCAGTGGGTCTGCCTGTACCCACCTGAAAGGAACCTTCATCCACCTTATGAAGAACTACGTCACCGCACGCCTAGTCTGCAAAACTGTGGACAAGGCCCACAACCCCAAGAACGCATATAGCCGCAAGATCATCGACGCTGTTAGCACATCATTCGACTACGTAGTAGACGGGTGCATGGCTTACGGCGACGACGGCCTTTGCAAAGACTACATGCGGGACAAGGAGGTAGTGGTGAGGGTGCGGCATGAGGAGCACGTGGAAGCGGCCAAGAGGATGGGACTAACCCTCACTATGGAAGTGAGCCCATCTGAACTGCGGGGATACGGAAACGTGTCTTACAGCCGATTCCTGAGTCGTGCTTGGACGTCAGACGGTCAGAGCGTGGCGCTAACGCACCGCGCTCTGGCCGGACTGTGTGTCACAACACAGACCGACGGCCGAGTAGGGCTTGAGTGCAAGATCTATGCCACACTCCAACGCGAACCCGAGAATTCACTGCTCTACGCATATGCGAACGCTGTAAGCCGAGTCGAAGGCTTGAAGCGTCCCGATTTGTCGAAGATCACTGATAGGGAGACGTTGTTCCGATTGACTGCCAGCGAGGAGTATGAGTGCGCTGGCGGGAATAGGCAAATGGCGGAAGTCGAGCGGATCGAGAGTAACGAACTCGGAATCTCGGTCATAACGTGGGGCGAAACTGTAGAAGCGCTCCATGCTGCAAAGACTTTGGACGACATTGCGAAGTGCCGTCTGGAAGGCCCTGTCATAGGGGCCGACCTGCCAGTTCAAGCTTATTCAGTGGATGATGAAGGTGTACTCCCCATGCCTG